CCTAATCCCGCAACACAAGGCACCCCACGCATGTACAGCACAAATAGTGCAGGAACCGCTGGGACAGTTATTTCAATGGCACCAACGCCATCAGCAGTGCTGGCCTACAGCGTGGACTTTATCGCGCCTGAGACGGGCCTGAGTAACGGCAATCCCAACACTTGGATCGACACTAACGCTTCGACAGTTTTATTGGCTGCGGCTCTGTACGAGGCTTCTGCGTTTTTAAAAGCGCCAGAGACTTTATCTTTGTATAAAACCCAGTTTGACGAAGCCGTCCAACTTACTGTACAAGAGATGCAACGCGACTACGCAGCAGAATATAACGGAGGCATATAATGGCTATAGCACAAGCAATGAGTACGCTCTTTAAAAAAGACGTGCTTCTGGGTGATCACCACCTCGACACTGACACAATAATGATTGCGCTCTACACAAGTTCAGCAACGCTCAATGCCGCGACAGACGGTTATATCACCGCCAATGAAGTCGCCAACGGTAACGGTTACAGCACTGGCGGTGTTGCACTGGCAAGTAAGACAGTAGGAGAAAACAGCACCAGCGGCGTGTTTGATGCAGCCGATCCAGAGTTTACTTCAGCTACATTTACTTCCCGTGGTGCATTAATTTACAACAAAACGCTGGGTGATGCTTCTTCAAATGCAAGGGGAGCAATTGCAATTTTAGATTTCGGTGGCGACTTCTCTGTTTCTGGAGGTACTTTTAAAATTGTATTCCCGGCTGCGACCAAAGACAATGCCATAGTGAGGATTGATTGAAATGGCTTCATCTTATGACAACGACTTACGCCTCAATGAAATGGCGACTGGCGATCAGTCGGGGTCATGGGGAACGGTCACGAACACAAACCTAGAACTAATTTCAGAGGCTCTTAGCTTTGGCACTGAAGGTATTACCACTAACGCTAATACACACACCACTACAATTGCAGATGGCGCATCCGATCCGGGGCGCTCTCTGTATTTGAAGTATACAGGAACGCTAGACAGCACCTGCACTATTACAATCGCTCCCAACACTATTAGCAAGACATGGTACATTGAGAACGGTACAAGCGGCTCTCAAAGCATTATTATCTCGCAAGGCTCTGGGGCCAACGTAACAATTAAAACGGGTCAAACCAAGATCGTGTACTCAGACGGCGCGGGTTCTGGCGCAGCTATGGGTGAGATTGGTACTTTGGCTGTTGCTAACTTAGCTGTAGATACTAACGCAACCGTGTCAGGTAACGCAACCGTGGTAGGCAACATAGTAGTCTCAGGCACCGTTGACGGCGTAGACTTACAGACGTTAAACACCGCCGTTACAGCTAACACTGCTAAAACTGGAATAACAAGCGGCCAAGCAAATGCAATTACAGCTAACACTGCTAAAACTGGAATAACAAGCGGCCAAGCAAATGCAATTACAGCTAACACTTCTAAGACTACTAATGCGACACACTCAGGAGAGGTTACTGGCTCTGGCGCATTGACCATTGCTGGAAATGTCGTGGATGAAGCCAATCTAAAAGTAAGTAACGGCCCTACTAATGGTTACATGCTGACTGCACAAAGCGGCAATTCTGGTGGGTTGACTTGGGCTGCTGCTCCAACCTCTAGTGATGCAACTAACGCTGTGGGTACTTATGCTCTTTTGTACAACGGCAACAATGTTAACTCTGGCAATATTATAAAGTATGCTGGTCAGACTCTCGCTGCTGGTTTATATTGGGCGAACGCTTATGGTTCAAACTCTACCCAAGGTACGCCCAGTTATCCGTCTGGAACGTGGCGGTGTATGGGGACGTGCAATAACAACAACACCGGGGCAAACTCCACGAACCGTACAACTTTATGGCTAAGGATTTCTTAAATGAACATAACAATTACAGAAGTCCGCAATGCAGCATCACTTCAAGCTGACAATCAACAAATGGACGTTGAGATTAACCACCCAGACTACGGCTGGATACCTTACAGGTTAGCCCCTTGGGACACAGACCAGACAATAAATAACAGTGCTATACTGACTTTGATTGGGTCTAACTTTAAAGAGTATGTTGCCCCTACGCAATCAGAGTTGGACGCAGAAACGGCAACAAATATTCGTGAAGAACGTGACACCCTTTTAGTCACAGTCGTTGACCCTTTGGTGTCAAACCCTTTGCGTTGGGCTAGTCTGGCTTCTGACAAACAGACGGAATGGGCAAACTACAGAACGAACCTTTTGGGTGTGCCACAGCAAGCTGGGTTTCCTAACTCTATTACGTGGCCTACGAAACCATAATAGGACACATAACATAACATGTTAGGTTCATCACCATTAGCAGGATCAGCCCTTGCAGGGGGCGGCGGAGGACAATCTGCACCCGTTTCGGGCGTTGCTGGCACGGGCTCTGTTGGAACTACTTCCGTAATAGCAAACAGCAATATTCCTGTTACAGGTTTAGTTGGAACAACATCTTTAGGCCCCGTTGCTACAGGAAGTGGCGTAATTGCCGTAGTTGTTGGAGGGGACGCCACCACCGGAACTACCGCCGTTGGAACAGTTTCCATAATAGCAAACAGTAACTTATCTGTTGCTGGTGTAGCTGGAACTGGCGGCGTTGGGGCAGTTACCGTCAATCAAGCATTCGGGGTTTCGGGAGTTTCTGCCACGGGTGCGGCTGGCGCTATTGCGCGTGTAGGCATAAGCGGAACAGAGTTCCTAACGGGAGTTTCTGCCACGGGTGCGGCTGGCACTGTGACAGTTACAGGGGTTGCTAATGTATCTGTAACTGGTGCCGCGGGTACAGGCGCTGCGGGTGCGGCAACAGGTGTTGCATCAGTCAATCCCACGGGGGTTTCTGCCACGGGCGGCGTTGGCGCAGTTACCGTCAATCAAGCCTTTGGCGTAATAGGTCTGCAGGCCACGGGGTCAGTAGGAACCGCAACGGCTGTTGCAATCGTAAATGTTGCGGGAGTTTCTGCCACGAGTGCTGTTGGATCGGTTACCGTCAATCAAGCCTTTGGCGTAACTGGGGTGCAAGCTACCGGATCAGTTGGAAATGTTCTTGTCTGGGGCCAAGTCATTCCAAATGTAACAACAATCTGGACGCCTATAGCTGCGTAGTTGATAAAACTATCGGCTAAGAGTATACTGGATTTAAATCCATAGTCGAGGTGAACTTATGGCTACTTTTACTGCCGCAAATGCAATTAGAAAAATATCAACGGGCGATGAATCAGGAACTTGGGGCGACAGCACCAACAATAATTTTGATATCATAGACCGTGCGTCAAACGGGTTTGCCTCTATTGCTCTGACAGGCACCTCGTTTACATTAGCCCTGTCAACAACAGGTGTTTTGTCCAACGGTCATTACAAAGCTATCAACTTCACAGGAACTCCCGGCGGTACGTGTACGGTTACGTTGGCGCAAAACGATAAGCCGCGTGTGTACATGATTTTAAACAATACAAACCAAAGCGTTATTTTAACGCAAGGTAGTGGTGCAAACGTAACGATTCCCACGCTGAAGTCTGCGATTGTACTTGCGAATGGGGCGGGATCGGGAGCCGCGGTTTTAGATTTTACAGCACAACTTAACTTTGATGTTACGGCTATTACGGGTGTTACGGCGGGAACTGTAGCCGCGAGTAAAGCGGTTATTGTTGACTCCAACAAAAGCATTACCGGGTTTCTAAACGTAACTGCTTCTGGGGAACTAGAAGGCGGAACTTTAGACATAAATGGCGCAGGGGACGTTTCCGGTGCTTTGACCATAGGTAGTTTAGTTATTGGGTCAGCTAATATATCGGAAGCGGAACTTGAAACCATAGATGGAGTAACTGCTGGAACTGTTGCTGCGTCGAAGGCTGTAGTTGTTAATGGCGACAAAGATGTGTCTAGTTTTAGAAACGTAACTGCAACAGGAGTAGTGGGCGCAGGGTCGATAGACCTTGGGGATTGGACTATCACACAAACAGGTAGCGATTTAAAATTTGCTCATAACGGAACAGACCGTTTAAAACTTTCATCGGCGGGGGCTTTAACTGCTGAGGGTGATATTACTGCGGTAGGAAATGCCTAATGTCTTTACCCGGTTCAGGAGCATTATCTCTGTCACAAATACAAACTGAATTTGGTGGGTCGAACCCTGTTTCTCTTACTGAATATTACGCAGGGGGCGCAAACGTACCTTCCGGTACGGGGGACATTCCTACCAGCGGAGCCATTTCTGTTACCGAATTTTACGGCACCTCTGATATTATCACTGTTGCATGGTCGATTACAGGCGGCGGGGCTGGGGGCACGGCTGGTTTTGTTC